ATTAAATATAGAACCGAATTTTCTGAATTTGATTCATTAAAAAATGATGTTGAAAATATTAATGCTTGTATTAAATATATTAATGACGAATGGTTAAATAATGATAACACGTCAATTAGTGCACCAATTCTCTTTTTTGGTGATTCTGTAACTGCTTCTAATGGTGGAATATATAATTTTTATAATGAAATACCTAAAGGTAATTATAGTGTAGTTCAAAATTTAATTGATTTAAAAGTTGGAGGAGATTCGTCAGTACAAAATAAAGATGTATATATTGGGTATAAGAAAAATGTATCAAATAGTAACACAAATAATATTTTTAAATCAGGATTAGATAATTCAGAATATTTTGATTATTTGAATAAATTTATAGTTTCGTTAAATAATTTGTATTTATCTAATGTTACTTTAATAACAGATGATATGACATTTGTAAGCAATTTATTATTAACTGAGGAAAATTTTAATATGATTTGTATAAAATTAACTCCATTGTTAATTGAATTAAATAAGCAATTAGTTAGCAAAAACAATAGGATGACTGTGTTGAGTGATAAAGTAAATGAAATTGTAAACGATGCGGTTTCTGATACATTAAATATGAAACCAACAATTTATAATATATTTAGTGTTATTTTAAATGATGTTGATACTTTTTTTAAAACGTTAAAAGATGTATCGTTTGAGGCAGAAAATAATCATCATAATTTACCGCAGTATAAAAGCATTATTCTTAATTCGAAAGCTTCATATGAGGATGATTCATATATATATGCATTTCCAAGCATTATTGATGAACAATATAATGGAAACACAACACAGCAGATATTAGTTTCGCCTAAAAAAATAAGTGATAAGATGGATAAACATTTTCCTGAAATGGATTTTATTGATAAATTTTTAAACACATTTGCTAATCAAGCAGTTGATGAAGAGAATTTAATGGATAGGGTTAATAGCGATGGAAGTTATGTTTGGATTCCAAATACTGCTTTAAATTCTAACATGTTTAGCGTTGAAACTGCGTATAGTTCAATAAATCCATTTACTGGTAAATTTGAAGAAAAAAATATTATTAATGCGTTACTTAATCGATTTTATGTGATATCACAATATACACATTATTCAGTTTTTTGGAATGATGATGTGTATGCCAAAACATATGGAGAAGCAGAAGCAATAAATTTAGCTATGGCAATAAATAGCATTGAATGTATTGATTTATTAAAAAAATTGTTTGAAAATTATAATCGAGATAATTTAACATCGTTTTATACAAATGTTCTATCAAAAGCAGAAAATTATACTACAATTAATAACAGTACTGTAATGCCAAATGGTTATGATTATGATAATGATAGTAATAATAATAGTAGTGAAACAATTGCTATAAGCAAAGATAGTAATAATTATATTGGGTGTGTTATTATAGATGGTAAATTAAACGAGGTTATTCCAACTAGTGGGCCAATAAAAAAATTTTATGATAAATTTAAACCATCGTGGATTAAATTTTTTGATAAGGATGATTTGGGTGTAATTGATTATAATCTTCTTTATTTTAAAGATAATGGTGATGATATTCAAAATACAGATTTTTATAGAGGTTTAACTATAAAAAATTACAATAGTTTTCCATATATGTTTACAAATTTATTTTTTGATATTATTCCTAATAGATATACTGAAAAGTATAGTAAAATATTAACATTTTTAAATAATAATAGTGTAAATGCTGAAGTAAAAGCAATGTATGTCCTAGCTATGTGTAGTAGATTTATTGTACAGCCAGATGAAATGCTTATTAATGCAGGAATTTATGAAGTACCATTTTTTTATTTATCTTTAATTGGGGCGATTCTTAACGATATTGATAAGACTAAATATAACCAAGTTCTTGCTTTTTTTAAAAATTTAGGTGATGAAAAGGAATGCGTTTTAGCTGCTAATAATTTTAAAAAATTTGCAAATATATGTGATAGAGTTAAATCGGTACATGATGTTGAAAAATTTAAAGATGAATATCGTTTATTTCTTGATATTTTTAATAATTCATTACTTTCTCAGTATATTAATATGATTACTGAATATATTACGAATGATAAATTTAGTTTTTTTGATTCATTAAAAAGTGGTGGCAAATATTATCCACATATAACAGCTACGATAATGGCAAGAAAAAATTTGGTTTTAACAAATAATATGATGTTTAGAACTGAATCTCCTAGTAATTTTTTATCGATACAGGACTTAAATAAACGACCTGACAAAGGGCATTATAGAAAAAATACTAATAAATTTTTTGAATCATTTTTATCTATGATAAAAACACAACTAGATGCTAGAAAAGGCGAGTTTAGTGAAAAAGAAAGAAAAGTTAAAGCAATGATTAATGATGATGATATTATTAATCAAACATATTTCTCATTTAAGAAAATTAATGATAAGTGGTTAGCTAATCCTGATTCTAATTCAAGTGTATATCCATTTAATGGAGAAAATAAATTAATAGATTCTTTTATTTTTGTTGATAGAGCTATGAATCCGATTGGTGATACTGTTATAAATCCTGAGCCGTTAATTGATTTATTTAATGACCCGAATGCTACATTATTAACAGTTATATCACAATTATTATCAAGTAATTATTTTGAATTTTTTCCATTGCAGAATTTCATGATTGGTAATGATAATTTTTTAGAGGAAGCGTTTAAAATGGATGTTAGTGGTTATGTCAGCACTAAACCTTGTTTTGTGTGTATGTATATTGGTGGGTATTCACAGTATGATTCAATACAAAAAGGAAATGGATTTAATAGTGATGGTATTAGTTCTCTTGACGAATTAAGTTCATTACCTGACTTTCAGGGTGAAAATAATATTAGTGATGTAAATCATGAAATATATAAAAAAACTAAGGCATTTAAAGTTAATTTTGGCACAGAAAATCAATCAATGTTTAATGATATTAAAGTTGATAGCAAAGAGTTTCCTGAAACCAATGAAGCAATACAAATATTATCACGATTAGCTGGTGATGAGTCTAAAACAAGTCCAATACCTAAAGGCCAAAATTTATATAATTTATATGAAAATAGAGCATATTCTGCAACAATTTCTGGGCTTGGTAATGCTATGATTCAACCAACACAATATTTTGAAATCAATAATGTTCCATTGTTTTATGGTGTTTATTTAATATTGGGTGTTGAGCATAGTATAACTAATAATTTTATGAAAACTAGCTTTACTGGAACAAAGGTTGCAAAATATCCCAAAAAGCGTGTAACTGACGCATGTACGTTTGTACAATATGATGGTAAAATTGGACAAGCATTAGCATATAATAGTGGCGATATTACCGCTGCACCGAATTATAATTTATCCAGTGTTTTTAAAAAAGCAGATTTTGGTACTGTTGTTTTTGATGAAGGTAATAGTTTTAGAAGTAGTAAAAGACCACAGCACCAAGGTATTGATTTATCAACAAAAAGTAAAATCATTGACGTTTTAGCCGCACATGATGGTATATTAACTGTTCGTGTAAGTAATTCTTTTGGAAAATATGTTGAAATTGAAAATGATAACATTAACGTTAAGGGTAAATTTACTACAAGATATGCACATTTAAGTGCATATGCCATCGATTCTAAAACAAATAAAGAATATGAGGTAGGCTATAAATACCCTGTAAAAGCTGGTAATGTGATTGGTAAGGTTGGTAATACTGGTGATAGTGATGGAATACATTTACATTTAGAACTAATTGTTGATGGTAAAGTTTATAATCCTCAGCCATCATTAAGTTCATCTATGCATGAGATATTTGATAAATAAAATAAGCTCTTAAAATTAAGAGCTTATTTCACTAATTAAATCATATATTTTTATTATATCCTCGTTTATCGTGTTAATTTCTGGTTTATGAGTGTTTAATCTATTGATTGACTTATCAACGTATTCTTTTGTTGTTGAAGAAATATCGTCCGTTATTGATTCATTTAATAATTCCAATGCTTTTAATTTATAAGTTTCGTATATTTCAAGTTTTTTTGAATAATTATTTCCTGATAATGTTTTAATTAGATTTAAATCCCCCTCGTTAAGAGTATTATATTTTTCGTTAAATTTATTTATTGCGATTTCAATAATTGTTTCGTTTAATGTTTGATTTGAATCGGTATCAATTTCAGTATATGGTTCTTTTTTTGATTTAATGTGATTAATGATAGTAGTTTGTGCTTCAAAGAGGTTATTAACATTTTTATCTTCATAATCGGTTAAAGATTCTCTAATAATTGTAATAACAGCATTATATAAAGAATTCTCATTAATTAATGTGTTATCTGATTCAAATAATTTAGAATCAGCAACAATTGTATCCAAGTTTGAATGTTCATCATCAAATTCATTTAATGTGTATATTTCAAATAATTTAATATTTTCGTCTAAATAACGCATCGCCAACACAGTGTCGTCAATTGTTTTATTTTTCAAGTTATTATATACCTTTTGTTCGTTTAGTAATATTTGAGAGTTACTGATGAAGTTTTTATATTTTTGAAATACATTGTAATCTGATTCGCTTAAATTGGAATCGTTTTTTATTACGTTTTCTAATAAAATTTTGTTTAGTGTTTCTACATTCATAAAATAATTGTTTTTATAATAAATACTGATGTTAATCAATATTGATTTCATTTATATCAATATCATCTTGTTCTGCAATATTATTAGTTTCTTTTAATAGGTTAAACGTAATATTATTAATTTTTTCGTTTTCTAAAATAATATCAGTAGCAGCTGCAATAGTTGATATGTTATTTTCTTTTATATTAAGGCCTACTAATTTATGTATATAATTAGTAAATTGTTCTGATATTGGTGGTAATTCATTTCCTCCTGTTGGAGCAGAAGGTGCACCACCATTAGCAGGTGGGGTTGGAGCTCCGCCCATTGCGTCACCACCCATTGGTGGTTCATTCATTGGCCCTCCGCCTGGTGAGAATGCAGGCATTTCACCACCTTGTGTAGTTTCACCAGAGGCTGCACCAATTAAGGCGGTTTCGTTTCCAAATTTTTTATCAATATCGGCAAACAATCCGCTTTTTTTTATTAAAACAGGTGCATCTGCTAGTTCTTGCATTACAACCTTTTCCATTTTTTGTTGTTTTAAATCTTCAACGATATCAACATCGCTCATGTTGAAAACTAATCTTTTAGCTCTAGTATGGGACATTGCAGCAATTCCGTTTTCACCTCTAGTTAATTCTGTATATGTTTGTGCTTGTTCACGTAGTAGTTCAGATTTAAGTAAATCATGTTGAATTGATGGGTTGGTTAATGTTAATTGAAAATCACGAATATCTGATTCGCTAAATCCTAATAACATTAAATGAATTATAGCCATTTTATTTAATTCTTCAATCATTGCTTGTTGTAATCTAATAACTTTTTTTGCAAATCTTACATCGAATTGTGCCATATTTTTACCAGCACCTGATGCATCTTGAAAACTTAAAAATGGCTTTGGAATACCTAATCCAATAAATAGATTATCTCTTAAATATTCGATATCATGGATTGCATCTAATGTTGAAGAACCTTGTAATGTATCTATACCAGTTAACGAATTTCCATTACGAAGTGGTAGGAAATAATCTTCGTCATTTCCAAGTATATTGAATCTATAATCGATTTGACCATCATTAGGGGCTACCTGTGGTGTTCTTTTAAATTTGGTGGCTACTTTATACATATACTCTTCAACATCCTCCTCATCGATATTTCCAACATCAATTTTAAACACTCTTTTATCACCAGCTCTTAATAAACGATTAGTTAACATTGAATCCTCTGCCATGCAGAGCTGCCTAAATACCCTACGTACTTTATTTAAAATGGACGACCCGTAAGGTATAAACTTATCATCACCAAGTAATCTAAAGTGTGCAACCTCGAATATGTTAAATTCGCTCCCAGTTAATCTATCTTTAAATTTGGTTGTTGGTTTACCGTTTTCAATTCTTTCAATTCTTTCAATCTCATAATTTACCATTTGTTTAACATGTGTGATACCTTGTTTACGTTCCCCGTATATTAAACAAAAATTATCACCATATTTAGCGAGGTTTCTTGTCCAAAACGGTAAATTTACATTAATTTTAATAGTATTATAAAATAAGTCTTCTAATGCTACTTTAATTCTTTCGTTATTAGAATATATATTTAACATTTTACCGTTACTACCAATAGTAGTAGCTTCTTCCATAAACAAATCTAAAGCGCTTGAAATTAATGGAAAAAATTCCATTCCTTCGTAATCCATATAAGCAGGTAGTCTTGCTGCTTCATATTGAAGTGCTTTTTGGTAACTTCTATCAGTTGTTTTATTAAATTTAGATAATAAATCCTGTTTTTGTTGTAATTCAAGTCCTTTTTGACGAATTTCTTCAGGAGTGTTACCTTTAATAATTATTTTTTGTGGTTGTTGTGGCTGTTGAATTGCAGTACCGTTAATTGTATTATCTATACCATAAAAATAACTATTTAATTGTTGATATATTGTTCCTTTATTATTAGATTCCATAATTTTATAATTTTTTATATTTTTTTATAAATACTAAAATAATTAGTATTTTCTATATAAATAGTAAATTTATTTATTTTTTCTTATCTAATCCTTTAAACAACCAATTATGAACAACATAAGGATTCATGCTAGAATTGAATGAGTTATTAACTGGCGGCTTGAATTTTGGTTTAGTTTGAATAGTGCTTTCATTTATTGAATTATTGGTTAAAAGAGCATTTAACATTTTTTCAGTCATTGATTTACTTTGTTTAAATTTAGCCATATCAAAATTTATCACAAATAACCCGATAGATAATCCCATAATAGAATCGTCATGAAAACTTCGTTTATGGTCAGCAACTCTAGTACCTGGAACAGTAACGAAAGTTTTTAATTCGTCGTATAGTCTTGATGAATGAATTAAAATATCCTCCATGTGTATAGCACGTTGTAATTCCAACACAACAGATGCTCTATTATTACCAATAAAAAAACCAGGTATTAAATCAACGTTAACAATAGACCCATCAGTCATTACTTTTTGTCCTTGTTTAACATATCCCTGTAATCTATCTCTAGATGGCTTATGAGATACCTCTGCATAATGAATAGATGCATAGCCAATCTCGATTAATTTTTCAACGGCTTGCGCCCCATATCCCCCTGTAATATCAACAACAGTATATGCATCATTATACCTTTTACCATATTGATATGCGATTTCTGCAAGTACCTGTGGAGTTACTTTTCCATAGTATTCAGCAACTTGTTCAACTTTATGTCTTTTTAATTTAACTTTTTTTGAAATACCGTTTTTTATGATGATTTTTTCCTCAATTAATTCATTGTTTTTTAATATATTAATGGTTGAATTATCTTCACCATGTCCAGGGGATGCATCTATTGTCATAACATAAGTTTCCTCAGGTATTGCATCTTCCCATATCCACATATTTAAATCTAGATATTCTTTACGAATCGGCTCTTTAACCTCTTCTTCATCTATTCTTTTTAAATATTGTTCTGCAATAAAGTTATCGCCAGAACCAAGAAAACTGCATAATAATTCTTGGGCTATCTTTTTCATATCGCCGTTTGCATCAGCAATTTGACGTTCAAACCAGGGGGATGATGCTTCCCATCCATCGTTCATTAATTTAATTCTTTCTTCTTTGGACCATCCCTTATCTTCTAGTCGAATTTCGTTTTTATTACCTTTATTTTTTAACCATGATAATCCTTGATTATATCTGGGGTCGTTAAACCACCATAACTCAACTGCTTTAAAATTGTTTGATTTTTCTACTGCCCCTTTATAATGTGGATAGAAAACTGAATCGTAACCGCTTGGCGTTGAGACCATTATAACTCCACCACCAGTACCTAAAGTAGGTTTAGCTGCGGTCCAAAACTTATCTCCTTTATCGGTCCAAGCGGTTTCATCCCAAAAAATAAGAGTTGGTGTCATACCTCTTAATCCCCCTTGAGCTGAGAAAGCACCTAATCTAGAGTCGTTATCGTATATTTTAAGAATTTGAGTATCTTTATATTTGCTATTATTAGATGTTTCACGACCTACTTTAGGTCTTAACCAATCAGGACAATCAGATATGAATGAGACAACATCACTCATAATTTCATCACGTGCAGTTCCTAATTTGTTAGCAACAATGGCAACTTGTCTATTAGAATTAAACATAACATACCATGCAATATATGCACATGTTGTTGTTGATATACCTGCTTGTCTATATTTATTAGCAATTACATATAAAGAGTTTCTATATGTGTGTATTAGTTCTTTTTGAAAATCAAATAATTTAAAAGGGACGATTAAACCAGCAGTACCTTGTGTTTGGTCAAAAATTGTTAAGTATGTTTGAATAAAATATATTGGGTCTGTTGTACATTTAATAATTTCTTGATTTCTTTCTAGTTGTGTTAAGTCTGATGCTTTTTTTACAGTACCATCAGATGTAACAATAATTGGTTCAATTTTTGCTGATTTTTTTCTTAATTCTTCAGCAAGCTTTCTGATTTCTTCTTTTTGTTGTTCTAATTTTGTGTTTAATGGTATTGAAGGCATGTGGTCAGGAAACATGTCCTCGCTATCAAATTTAGAATTTAAATCATTTATGTTATCTTTATTCATATTCTTCTTCGAATGTAACTGTACTTGTTTGTATAAATTTATTATTTTTTAAAATAATATCACGTTGTTTAAACATATCAATAACTTTAGTTAACGTAATACCATAATGAAATACTAATAATGGAAGTTCTTCTTTACCATCAAACATTTGTTCATATGATAAACATCCTGGTTCTTCATATGTTTCATATGCTAATGCATGAATTGTATAATATCCTTGCATGTATTCTCTATCAAACGCTTCATGTAAACAGAATAATTCAAATTCTTTGGTTTTAAGTTCAATAATTTTATCATAATATTCTTCTGATGGTGGTTCAGCAAATTCACATGCAGGGGATTTATCCCAACACCATCCTTCAATATCGATATTAGTTTCATCCTTTGAAAATATGAATTCATATAACCCATCTCCTGTAGTTGATTTACCTACTTTTTTTACATAAATTAAATGTAAATTATTGTAATCATTATCCATTTTTATATTTTTTTATAAATAGTTTGATAGAATAAAAAAAGCCGCACAAGCGGCTTCTTTTGGATTTTTATTATTTTAATTTACTTTTAAATTTATTTTTATAATTTTCAAATTGTTCGTCAATCATACTATCTAATTTTTTTAATTTATCTGACTTAACATTTTCATTTAATTTTGGTTTTGAAATTCCAGTAATTTCGTTTAATCTTGTTCTAATATAATTACGTAATTTTTGTTCGGATTCGCTCATTTGTTTATCTTTTGCAGCGTTTTTCCACATAGCAGCAGCAGCTACTTTTTCAGGATTAGTTGCGCCACTTTTTTTTGCTGCTTTTTCAACTTTTTCAAAATCTTTACCTTTTTCTCCGAGGTCTTCACCTTTTTTAGCCTTTTTAACAATATTTGATTTTTCTTTATTAGTTAAGCCTGTAGATGGTTTTTTTGCTTCATTAACGAAGTTTTTGATTTGTCTAAGTGCTTCATTTAATTCAACATCTATTGATGTTCCATTTGCACCTGCTATTGTAACAGTAGTTGGAGCTGGATTTCTTGATGCACCAATACCCATTGATTCTGAATCTGATTTAATAAAATTATCAGTACTTGTTAAAGTATCCTCATCTGAAACTTCAGTATTAGTTGGGTCGTCAACTTCAGCTAAATTAGTTCCAATTTTACTATTTTTTATATTAATATTTCCAGAACCTCTCATTTGATTAGATAAAACTGAAATAATTTTACTTGGATTAATTGGTGATTTACCTGCTTTTTCTAATCTAGTATTTAATGCTTGTACTTGTTGTCCTAGGCTAGATGCTAATGATTCAAGTTTTTTTATTTCACCTGCAACTTCACCAGAATGATATGTTTGACTGATTTCTTTACCAATTTCTTTACCTTTATCAACAACACCTTGTCCAAATTCTTTAGCTTTATTAACAGCATTTTGTCCAAAATCTTTAGCTTTATCAACAGCACCTTGTCCAACTTCTTTTGCTTTTTGTCCTAAGGCTTTTAAACCACCAAACAATTCATCTATTTTTTGGATGTTATCATCTTCTGACCCTTCGTTCATTTGGTCAACATATGGCTGTAATTTTTTTGCATATTCATCGTGACCGTAATCGGTTTTTAATTTATTTAAAATTTCAGGGTTTACAACTTTAATAATCATTGCGATTGTATTTAATTCATCATCATCATTATCGTTAGGTTCTTCATTATTTGCAAATCCGCTAATTAAATTAGTTACACCTTCTTCATCTTCCATTAATGCATTAGCTGAATCATAACCCATTGATTCTGCATATTGTATAAATTTGCTATTACATTCGTTTACTTCTTCATCATTGCTAACAGTATCGCTTAAAGATTCAACATCTTCATCTGGTACTACTTTTAATATACGATTAGCCATATCTTTTCTATCTTCAATTTCAACATCAGGAAATTTATCTTTAAATGATGCTAAAAATGAATTAACAAAAACTTTGGTTTGTTCTGGGGTAATTTCTGCTTTTCTAATTTTATTAGTTAGTTTACCTATAGATTTTTCTATTTCTTTAAGTGGGTCATCAGTATAGTCACCAGCATTATCATCAGTATTATCATCTACATTAGTATCAATGTTATCAATATCAGGTGTTTCATCAGAAGAAGTATCACCTGTGTCATTAGTTTCAGGTTCTTCTTGTGGATTATCTTCAGTGTTACCTAAGTCAATGCTATCTATATCAATATCAGAAGTATCACCACTGTCTTCAGTAGATGGTTCTTCTGTTGCAGGCATTTCTTCAGTGCTTGGTGTTTCATCTCCAATTGGCTCATTGTTTTCTGGTTCTGACTCAAATCCTGCTGCAATTTCTGCTTCAGCGTCATTATTGGTTGAATTCTCTAAGTTACTCATTTTTTCTTCAGTATTAGAGATTTTGTCATCAATTTCATTTTCGTTGATTTTTTTCTTTGATAGTGAATATGTTAACGATTCGTTAATTGTATTTAATAACATATTTCTATTTTTATCAGCATCAGCAAATGATTTATATTGATAGTTAGTAATATTTTCCAAACCACCGATATATACAAAATCAGATTCATTTAAGTTAGTTCTAACGCTACCTTTTTTTATGTAATAATGATGATTTTCTTTTATGATTCCATATGCAACTCCGTCACCGCTTCTTTTATAGTCGACTAAAGTTCCAATAGTACGAGGATTGGTATTTGAATTATGTACACTTTTTGTATCAGCTAATTCATTCATTCTTTGAATTAAAGCGTTTCTATCACGCATTTTATTACTCATTTTTTTCAGGTTTTTATAATTATATTTTAATTAATTTTTTATAAATACTATTTTTTTCTAAAAAATTATGAAAAATTCTAAATTATTGAAAATTAGAATCAAATTCTTTAAGTGTTAGTTCATTTTTTAGATAATTATTTTTCATATCAGTTAGTTTTGTTAAATATCCACTATTTCTTAATGTTTTAAAGACTAAATTTTCAGTAGAATATTCACCAGATGATTCTAAGCCTGATTTTCTATATGCTTTTATTTTATCCTTTAATTTTTCATATGATTCAATCCAATTACTTTTATCTGTATTTGATTCAAGGGAATCAATGGTATTCATTAACTCAGCTGTTTTTAATTTAATATTATTTGTGTTAATATTAACGATTTTTTTTATTGGTTTAATAATCCAATTATTATTCATTAATGAATAAGTTCCACTTGCATGTAGAATTTCATTAATGTCTTGATAATATACTTCAGTAACAAATCCCTTAATTTGAATTGGTAAATTATCGTTCCATATTGTTTTCTTTAATTTTAATAATTCTTCGGCAAATTCAATATTTTCAGATATTTGTGAAAAATCCAATATTATATGTAAATCAATATCTGAATTATTAGTGTAATTATAATTAGCTAAACTACCAGTAAAAATAATATCATTAAATTTATAATCAGTTAAATTTGAATATTCAATAAATCTTTTTGCTATTTGTAATAATGATATTCTAACTTCATCTTTAAGAGAATTATCATCGTTCCATAAAAGGGGGGATAGTGTATCATGTTGCTGTATTGAGCTAATATCAACCATATCGGGTTCAACTATTTCATGAATTAAATCAATTGAATTATGTTCATCAAAATATTTTGAATAATGAAATGTATGTGATTTATCAATAGATTCAACAATTTTTATTTTATTGTTTGAGTTAGGCTCTATTGCGGTATATTCTTTTATTTTTTTCATAATTAATATAAATCAATTCTTTAATAATAAATACAATGTAAATAGAAAAATAATTCAGTATTTATTATTAAAGTAATTTGATAATGAATAATATGAATAATAGCATAAAACCGATAATCAATTTTGATATAACTAATGACGCAACAATTATAAATCCGACAGGAATTACATTACAAAGTTTATGTAGTTGGGATTATAGTAAATCTGATAATATTATATTAAATGATTTTGGATTAACTATGTTTGATAATGGTATTTCCGATAATTTAATAAAAAGTACCGTATTAACACCAACTAACCGTTATTTAAAATTAGAGCAAATTGGGTATAATATACCAATAAATCCAACTTCTGGTGAAACTAGTGGTAGTACTATAAATAACATTAAATTAAATGTTGAATTAATTGGAAATGGAGAAGATAGATATTTTAATTTAAATGATGGGTATTTTACTGGTTTTTTTAAATTACAAGGATATGATTATGAATTAATACCTTATAGAAATAATGGTATTACTTTTGATACTATGTTATTTGTTAATGATAACACTTCTGGTATTTTTTTAATGTTAGGTGGTCGCTCTGAAGATAAATATTGTCCATATTTTGAGGGGGAATTTAGTGAAAATGAATCATCAACAATTTTTACATCTAATAATCATGAATTAAATGCGTTTATTAACAATGTAATGCATAAAAAATCCTTTACGTTACCAGAAGAATCTACAGAAATTAATAAAACTTCATATAGTTCAATTGATGATTTAAAAAATAATGTATTTTCTTTTGAAATCACAGATAGTAAAAAAATAAAATTACAATATATCAATGATTTAGGTATTCTTGTAGTTAGGGAATCTGATAATACTATCAATACAACAGGGTTTACGTTGATTAGTATTGTATCTATTCCAGAAATTAGTTTAAGTGAAAAACAATTACAATGCTATAATGATAGAAATTCGTTAATTAAGATATACGTTAATGGACGATTATTTCATATATTTGATAATATTCCTGAATTATATTTTAAGGAATATAATAATGATTATGATAAATTAATTGGTATACCATATTCAATTACTTGGGGTGGTGGTAGTTTTGGACTAAAAAATTCATGGCATTTTAACAATCAAAAATATTTGTTATATGGTGGACAAGATGAGATGTTTATAAATTCACACTTTACTGTTAGTGATAATAATCTTGATATTCAATGTAATGATAATGAATTTGATTTTAATGTTATAGAAGTAATTAATACTGGTTCTACAGGTAATAGTTATATTATGTATTACAATAAACCAATATCAATATTACCTTATCGTGAGTATAATGTAAATGCAACGTTATTTGATAATGGAATATTTGAAAATAATATTGGAAATATTTCATTAATACCAATATCTGATACCGTTGATTTTCTAATTAAATCAGAAAATAAATATAATCCAAATATACCACACGGTAATAGTAATATCTTTCCAGGTGAGCATATTTATGTGAAAAATGGTATATTATATTATGGTAATACAGGTAACCCTGTTTCAAGTATATATGATGAAAACGTTAATGATTCTAATTACGTAACAGGAGTAAATCAATGGAGTAATATATCAACATCATTTATGCTTCAAAATAGTAATGAACGACAATTTATTAATATTGGATTTCTTATCGAATCACCAAATGAGCTAAATAAAAAATCTTTTTATATTAAAGATTTTACATATGAAGGACAAGATGTTATTGTTAAAGATGTAAATAAAGAAGGATTAATGATAGAACAAAATTTTGATAAACCATTTTATGGTGGTATACAAAAGTTAAGAATATATAATTCAGCTTTATCAAATAATGATATATTGTCTATAGCATCTAATGAAAGTAATATAAATATTAATGTAACTAAAGGGGGGAGATTAATTTATAAGTAATGAGCATATTGAGCGAAATTTATGATGGATGGAAAAATTATATATTTGAAAATCCAAAAATTGAACAAGAAGCAAAAAATAGAATTGCTGTTTGTGTAAAAAATGATTGTAAAAAGTTTACTAGATTAAAAACGTGTGGAGTATGTGGGTGCTATATGCCTGCTAAAGTAAGAAGCATTAAATCTCGTTGTCCACTAAAAAAATGGTAATATTTAAATTTATTTGCTTAAAGTTAAAATATATGTGTCATCTATAGCGGTTGCGCTAAAATGATTATTATTAATTGAAATCTTTTTACCTCCACTGATTCTATTAACTTTATCGTTAATATTTAAATCAATACTACCATACATACAAAGTAAACTATTAATATTTTTATACTCTAATGAATTAAAAGAAACACCTTTTGGTATAAAATAAAATATGGTTATATCTGTTATATCGTCATCATTAATAATTTTTTTTATTTTAACACCGTCATGAAACTCACATTCACCCCAATCACTAAAAAAACGTATTACTATACCATCATCAATTTCATGCACAAATGGCATTCGTTGTAATAATTCAATTTTTCTTTTTTCAATTAAATTGTTAATTTTATTTATTAAATCAATTCGGTCTTTATTCATATTTTGATACAATTTTAGAAACTTCTGAATTAGAAATATTATTATTTACAACTATTCCTGATTTATTTGATATATAATCGTCTAAATATGATTTAATGAATAGTTCAGTTATTTTAACAGGGGCTTCTTCAAATGCAGTAAAATTAATATTGTTGTCAAATTTATCACTAAATGTAACATCAATATCATTCCAATAATAAACTTTTTTAATATATGGTTCAAAATGAGGCGCTGTTATATTATCACCTTTATCATCAATCCCAGTTAATTCAACGCCAATATTGCTACCAGAAAAAGACAATTTAATTAATATTGGTTTTTTTGTTGAGTCGAAATTATATTCAACTGTTATATCGTATTCTATGTTAAACTTAATTTCATCCTCTAAACTATCAACATCAAAATTACCTGTTAAATTTGCATAATCAACCGATTTAATTTTTATGTTATTTTTTTCAATAGAATCACAAATAAATTGTTTTTGTAAATCAAAATTTGATAGCAATTCCTTATTATCTAATGAATTTTGATTTGAATTTACTCCTAAGAAATCAAAATTATTTATTTCTTCTTTTATTATTTTTGATAAATTATTAACCATATAACACTTTATTGAAATTTATAATAAATACTAATAAAAAAATAAAATTACTTGAGTATTCGTAATATGATGAATTTAATTCGTCATTTAAATTAATATTTTGTTATTTATGTCGTTTAAATTAATGAATTTCATAAAAAATGTTAAATTATATAAATATTTTAAAAAAAACGTTGTATTTATAATATATTTTATATATCTTTGTAATCTAATTTTTAATTATGAATAGAATAAATACATATCAGCATCAGCAACATCAGCAATTAATTGCTGACTGGGTGGATTATTTTTATTCATAAGGACTTAATGAATATTGTTTGTTTTTTAAAAAATGAGAAAATCCTCCTAGTTTAATTTATTAATTAGGGGGATTTTTTTTTT